GCCCGGCAGCCGAGCGGGTGGGAAGCCCGCATAGTCAGACAGGATCGCCATGGCACGGCTTAAGCAGATCGCCCCTCGGGTTGGCGCGCTGTCGCCTCGGGTGACATCCATCGGCGCCGGCCCGGATCGCCTGAAACGGCGGGATCAGATGGTGCCCTGGCGCAAGTGGTACAAGACGGCGGAATGGCAGCGGCTGCGCTGGGATTGCCTGACGGCTGCACTCTTCACCTGCGTTCGGTGCGGCTTCATCGGCGAAAGCCCGGACCTGGTGGCGGACCACATCCGCCCGCATCGAGGCGAGCGGGCGCTGTTCTTCGATCCGCGTAACCTGCAATGCCTGTGCGTGAACTGCCACAACAGGGACAAGCAGCGCGAGGAGCGCAGCGCCACCGGATGATGGGGTGGCGCCGGGCCGATGCTGCACCGCCGCTAATTTATCACTCCGTTATCCCCGATCTGATGAGAAACCCTCGGCCAAAAAAAACCGAGCATGGGGAGGGGGGGTGGGCAAAAAGTCAGGGGGCTTGCCGGCTGCGGACCCGCGCCCCCCTCAGTCGGAGATTTTTTTCCTGTGGAACCGAAAAATCAGCAGGCCCAGCCAGATGTTGATCTGTTCGGTCGACCGGCTTTGCCGTTGAAGGATCCGCGCGGGCGGAAGTCGTATAAGAAAACACCACAAAATCAGGTGTTTGTTGAGAACCGCGCCGCCGAAGGGATTTCCCATGAAGAGATCGCGGATGCAATGGGGATCGATGCCAAGACGTTGCGCAAGTATTATTCCCCTGAGCTGTCCAGCAGCCGCCTTCGGATCATCGGAGAGATGGTGGATGTTCTTCGGCAGCGAGCCCGTCAGGGTAATGTTGCTGCGGCAAAGGCGCTTCTCGATCGATATGAGGATGCCGCGCCGATGGCGCCACGCAACCGGCGCTTGGTTGAAGACGACGAGGACGACCAGGCGCAAGACGTGCCGCTCGGCAAGAAGGAGCAGGCCGTCCTGGAGGCGCAGAAGGTGCCTGACAATTATGGCGACATCTTCAATCGGTTGAAGGGCCGGCACTGATGGCGTTCGACGGTGTGTCCTTTGCCTGCCCGGACTGGGCGGACAAGCTGCGCCAAGGGAAGACGCCGGTGCCGGCCCTGCCGCTGAACGAGGTGGTCGCGGATGCCGCGGTTGATCTGTTCAACCTGCTGCGGGTGCCGGACATTCCGGGACAGCCGACCATGGCCGAAGTCGGGGGTGACTGGATCCGGGACATCGTCCGCGCGGCGTTCGGATCGATCGATCCGGCGACGGGCAAGCGCTTCGTGGGTGAGATCTTCAACCTCATCCCGAAGAAGAACTCGAAAACGACCAATGCGGCCGCATTGGGCTTGATCGCGCTCCTCATGAACCGCCGTCCGAACATCGACGGCGTGATCATCGGGCCGACGCAGGAGGTGGCCGACAAGTGCTTTGCCCAGGCGGCCGGCATGATCGATGCCGATCCGTACCTGAGGAAGCGTTTCAAGGTCATCGAGCACAAGAAGATGATCCTCGACCTGCACAAGGACGAGGAGACCGGCGTTCGGATGAATTCAAAGCTGAAGATCAAGAGCTTCGATCCGAAGGTCGTGACCGGGTCCATCCCGGCGTTCGCGATCATCGACGAGTTGCACCTGATGGCCGAGATGAACCATGCGGCGCGCGTGATCGGCCAGATCAGGGGCGGCATGATCACGAACGATGAAAGCTTGCTGATCATCATCACCACACAGTCCGAGATCCCGCCGGCCGGCGTGTTCAAGGCCGAGCTGCAATATGCCCGCGGCGTGCGCGACGGATCGATCACCGCCGGGGTGCGGATGCTGCCGATCCTCTACGAATTTCCTGAGGAACTGCAGCGGTCCGAAGACAAGGCATGGCGCGACCCGAAGGTCTGGCCAATGGTGCTGCCGAACCTCGGCCGGTCCATCACGCTCGATCGCCTGATTGCGGACTATCAGGGCGCGGTCACAAAGGGGATAGAGGAAGAGGCACGCTGGGCGTCTCAGCACCTCAACATCGAGATCGGCATGGGCTTGCACGCGCAGCGTTGGCCTGGCGCCGATTACTGGCTGGCGTGCACGGACAAGACCTTGACGCTGGACGAGTTGATCCGGCGTTCCGAGGTCTGCGTCGCTGGCGTGGACGGTGGCGGGCTCGACGACCTCTTCGCCCTGGCGATCATCGGGCGCGAGCGCGAGACCAAGCGCTGGCTGCATTGGGCGCACTGCTGGGCCTTCGACGACGTGATGCGGCAGCGAAAGGACATCGCGCCACGCCTGCTCGACTTCGAGCGGGCCGGCGAACTGACAATCTGCAAGGAGGTCGGGGACGATGTCAGGGGCGCCTGCGACTACATCGACCAGGTGGAAGCGGCGAGCCTCTTCCCGGTCGAGAGCCCGGCCATCGGCCTCGACGCGCACGGCATCTCCGAGCTGCTCGACGAACTCGAAGCGCGGGGCTTTGCCGAGGACCGGTTCGTCAGCGTCGGTCAGGGCTGGAAGCTCCAGCAGGCTGTCCTGACCCTGCCGCGCCGCCTCAAGGACCGGAAGTTGATCCACGGCGGCAGCGGGCTCATGGCCTGGAACGTCGGAAACGCAAAACCCGAACTGAAGGGGAGCAATTACATCGTGACCAAGCAGGTGGCCGGCAGCGCGAAGATCGACGCCCTGATGGCGACCTTCAACGCCGCGATGCTGATGTTCAACAACCCGCAGCCCTCGGGATCGATCGAGGGCTTCCTGGCCAACCCCATCATGGTGATCTGACATGGACAGGCCGCAGGGCATCCTCGACAAATTCGGTCGGCCCCTGGCGGCACTCTCCGATCTGACGAAGGACCAGCGCCTGACCCTGCAGGGCGGTGACCTCGGCTACTATGTGGCCGGCAATGCCTCGGGCAAGGTGGTCACCCTGTCGGCGGCGCTGACCATCTCGGCCGTCTGGGCCTGTATCGTGCGCAGCGCCCAGGCGATGGCCTCGCTGCCGCTCGACCTCTTCAAGAAGACGTCCTCGGGCCGGCAATCCCAGGCCGGCGCGCTGGCCGATCTGCTGAGCCTGTCACCCAACCTCGACCAGACCCCTGTCGAGTTCTGGGAAGGCATGTTTTCCTGGATGCTGTGCAGCGGGAACGCCTATGCCGAGATCGACTGGATCAACGGGCGGCCATCCTCGCTGATGCCGATCCCGTCGACGCATGTGACGCCGATCCGCAACAAGGTGAACAACCTGCTGTCCTATGAGGTCCAGGAGATCGGGGGCCTGCGCAAGCGGACCGTGGCGCGCGAGAACATGTTTCACCTCAAGGGCTGGGGCTTCGGCGGCGACGAGGGCATGTCGCCGATCCGCTGGGGCACGCAATCGCTCGGCGCCGCCATGGCGGCCGACGAGGCCTCGGCCAAGATGTTCGGATCGGGCATGCAGGCCTCGGGCGTGCTGAAGACGAACCAGCGCATCGACGAGCGGCAGCGGCCGCAGCTGCAGGCGATGATGCAGGAATATGCGGGCTCTTCGCGGGCGGGGAAGCTGATGATCCTCGAGGCCGGCATGGAGTTCGAACAGCTGACGCTGAACCCGGACGATGCCCAGATGCTGGAGACGCGCCGCTTCTCGATCGAGGAGGTCTGCCGCTGGTTCGGCGTCCCGCCCATCGTCATCGGTCATGCGGCGGAGGGCCAGACCATGTGGGGCACGGGGGTCGAGGCGATCTTCCTGTCCTGGATGCAGCTCGGGATAAACCCGGTCCTGAAGAAGGTCGAGCAGCGCATCCGCAAGCAGCTGATCCCGCTGCGCGACCAGCGCGATGTCTATGCCGAGTTCAACCGTGAAGCCATGCTGCAGATGGACAGCAAGGCCAAGGCCGAGTTCCTGCGCGCCATGACCACGAACGGCATCATGACCCGCGACGAGGCCCGCGACAAACTGAACCTGGAACGCCGCGGCGGGGTGGCGGACGACCTGATGGTCCAGACGGCGATGTCGCCGATCGACCTGCTCAACGAGAGGATCTGACATGGCCAAGAACCATATGCCGGTCGCGCATTTCGGTGTGCGGCCCGATCACGTGCGTGCCGAATGCGCACCGCCCAAGGCATTCGAGAAGTGGCAGCCGGAACTGCGGGCGAAGGCGGAAGCGGCGGGCGAGAGCAGTGGCCCCTTCGTCATCGACGTGATGGACGTGATCGGCGAATCCTGGGACGGCTATGGCATCACCGGCCGGCGTGTCGGCGCCCTCTTGCGTGCGGCGGGAGAGCGCGAGGTCGTGGTGAACATCAACAGCCCGGGCGGCGACGTGTTCGAGGGGCTCGCCATCTACAACATGCTGCGCGGTCACAAGGGCGATGTCACCGTGCGCATCGTCGGGCTGGCGGCCTCGGCCGCCTCGGTCATCGCCATGGCGGGCGACAGGATCGAGATCGCCCGCGCGGGCTTTCTGATGATCCACAATACCTGGGTCTTTGCCATCGGCGATCGGCACGACCTCGCGACGGTGGCGGGGCAGCTTGCCGCCTTCGACGAGGTGATGGCGGAGCTTTACGCGCTGCGCGCCAAGGCCGACGCGGCCGAGATCGGCGCCATGATGGACCGCGAGACCTGGATCTCCGGCCGCGCCGCCATCGATCAGGGCTTCGCCGACGAGCTGCTCGCGGCCGACCTGATCGAGGTTTCCGACAAGGACAAGGCGGGCGAGACCAAGGCGGTTACCGAATTCGCGTTCATGGCCCGCAAGGCGGGCTACTCGCGCTCGCAGGCCAATGCCCTGCGCAATCGATTGACCAGCAAGCCGGGCGCTGCTGACGACGACAAGCCGAGCGCTGTCGAGACGATGGCCGACCTGACCGGGTGGGCCAAATCCCTTACGGCCAAAATGGAGAACTGATCATGGCCTTCGACATGGAACAAGCGTTCGGCGAGTTCAAAGCCGAATTCGGCAAGGTGACGGCGGATATCCGGAAGAATGCCCAGGCGGCGCTGGACGAGAGCAAGCGCCTCGGCGGCCTGACCGACGAGACCAAGGCCGCCGTCGACAAGGCGCTGGCAGCACAGGGTGAGCTTGCCGGCCGCCTCGACGAGATCCAGGCGGCATCCCGCGAGCTCGAGCAGCGTGTCGCGGCAGGCGGGCGCGGCGGCGTGGAGATGCCGAAGTCCCTCGGCCAGCTCGTGATGGAAGAGGCGGTCGACAAGATCAAGGCGGCGGCGAAGGGCGGTGTGCAGGGAGACATGTCGCTTGGCGTCTTCAACGCCATCACCGCGTTGCCGGGCTCGGGCGGTGTGCTGCTGCCTGAACGCCGCGAAAGCGAGATCATCGCCGAACCGCTGCGCAAGCTCGTGGTCAAGGATCTGATCACGGTCGGACGGACCGATCAGCCGCTGATCAAGTTCTTCCGCGAACTGGCGAAGACGGGCGCCGCCGGCCTGGTGCCGGATGACGGCGTGACGGTGAAGCCGCTGATCGACAAGACCTGGTCCTCGGAGTCGGAGGAGGTCAAGACCATCGCCGGCCGGATGGAAATCCACAAGCACATGCTGGACGACATTCCCGCGCTGCGCACCGACATCGACAACACCCTGACCTATGAGGTCGAGAAGGTGGAGAACGCCGAGATCCTCGCGGGCGACGGCACCACCGCAGGCGGGGTCGAGCACATGTCCGGCCTCATCACCAACGCCACCGCCTATGCGCAAGGCGCGCGCGAGCCCGCCGGCGCGACCATCCTCGATCGCCTGCGCCTGGCCATGCTCCAGGTTGCGGCGGCGGGCTATGTCGTCGACGCGCATGTCCTGAACATCTGGGACTGGGCCGCGGCCGAGATGCTGAAGGACACGACCGGGCGCTACATTTTCGGCAACCCCTTCATGGACACGCCGACGCCGCGGCTCTGGGGCCGCCGCGTCGTCGACACCGAGGACATGCCCGAGGGCGATTTCATGACCGGCGCCTTCAAGCTGGCGGCGACCTATTACGAGCGCCAGGGGATCGAGATCCTGCTGTCGTCGGAGAACCGCGACAACTTCGACAAGAACATGCTGACGGTGCGCGGCGAGAAGCGGGGCGTGGTCGCGGTCAAGCGCCCCTTGGCGCTGTGCTACTACAATGCGCCCGCGGCCGGCGGTGGGCAGTAAGGCGGCGACGGGCGCGGCTTGGCCGCGCTCGTTTCATTCCCTCGAACAAGGAACACGGTAATGGCGAAACTGAAATCGCTTCGCGGAGCGGTTGGCTCCTATGGGCGTGTCGCGGCAGGCGGGATCATCGAGGTCAGCGATGCCGATGCCGAGAAGCTCCTCAAGACCAGGCGGTTCGTCCGGGCGAGCGCCGAGGACATCGCCGCGGCCGAGCGGGCGCAGCAGCAGTTCCTGAAGGTCGGTGCCGTCGGCGCCACCCCGGGCTTTGCGCCCATGCCCGAGCCGCCGCCGAACCAGGACCGGCTGTCGGCAATGATCGCGGGTGGCCAGATCACGGAAGCGAAGGCCAAGGAGCTGGTCGCGCTTCAGATCAACATCTCCGATGACGAGATCCGCAGCTTCATTGAAACGGAGATGGCCGCGGCCGCCAAAGCGCTGGAGCAGGGAGCCGAGGATCTGCGGCTGCGCGAGGAGGCCCTTGCCGATCGCGAGAAAGAGCTGGAGGCGCGCGAGAATGCCCACGCCGACGCTGTCGAGAAGCAGAAGAAGGCCTTCCTCGATCAAGCCGCCGATCTGGCGGCGCGCGAGAATACCCTGGCCGCCGCGGCGGGTGCGGATGCGCCGAAAGAGGGCGACGCGGGCGGCGCGGCGAAAGCCAAGGAAGACGCCAAAGGCAAGGCGTCGAAATGATCATCAGCCTGGGCGACATGCGCGATGATCTGCGGGTCACCTCCGACGCGGAGGACGCCCAGATCCTGAGCTACATGCAGGCCGCCCAGTCCATGATCGAGGGGTGGATCGGTCGCCCCGTCTATCGCAGCATCGAGGATTTGCCGCTCGTCGGCGCGCCGGACTATGACCCATACCAGATCGTTGCGGACGGCGCGATCGTCGTGGCGCTGAAGAAGCTGGTGAACTCGATGTACGACGAGGAACGCGGCGCATCGGGTTCCACATCGGAGGATGCGGTGCCGCCGGCGTCTGTCCGCGCCTTGCTTGCCAGGCATCGCGTGTTCTATCGCCTGCCTGTTGTTCCGATCAGCGGCGTGCTCTGACATGGATGCGGCAAAGCTTGATCGCAGCGTCACCGTCCGCCGAAAGACGGTTACGAACGGGCCGCTGGGAGCTACCGAAAGCTGGCGCACGCTCTGCACCGTCTGGGCGGGCCGCAGGGATGTCAGCGACGGAGAAAAGGCAGCGGCGGGGACAGTGATGTCGACGCTGGTCACCCGCTTTACCGTGCGATCCAGCGATGCCACGCGCAGCATCCGCCCGGCTGACACGATCACCGAGGGTAGGCTGACCTTCGATGTTCTCGGCATCAAGGAGTTGGGTCGGCGCGATTATCTGGAAATCACCGCGCAGGCGCGGCTGGACTGATGGCCGGTGGCGTCACCTTCAGGATGGAGGGCTTCAAGGAGCTTGAGGCCGCCCTGATGCGGCTGGAAAAGCAGGCCACCCGCAAGACCGTGGTGCGCAACACCCTGAAGAAAGCGGGCGTGCCGATCAAGGAAGCCATGGAGGCCAATGCCCCGGTTGATGACGGTGTGCTGAAGGGCAGCATCACCATCAGCACCAAGATCAAGGGTGAAGCGGGAAAGGCCGCATATTCGGCGGCGATGCGTGCGGGCTTCGAGAAGGCGGCCGCCGTGAAGGCGATGCGTGATGCCCGGCGCGCGGCCAAGGGCACGCTGCCGCCGGTCATCATGTATGTCGGCCCAGGCGAGAAGGCCTTTCATGCGCATCTGGTCGAGTTCGGGACTGCCCCGCACAAGAATGCCGGACTGTTCGCCGGATCACAGCACCCCGGAACCGCTCCCCAGCCTTTTGCCCGCCCGGCCTGGGACGCCAACAAGGATGAGGCATTGCGGATCATCGCCACGGAATTGCGCGCGCAGATCGACAAGGCGGTCGCGCGCCAGGCCAAGCGCCGGGCAAAGGGCTGACCATGGATGAGGCATTCTGGGATCTGCTGAACCAGTCGTCAGCGGTGCAGGCGCAGGTCGCCGGCCGCGTCTATTGGGGCGTGGCGCCGCAGGGCACCCTGCCTGGTTACCTGGTGCTCAACATCATCAGCGCCACCGACACCCCGCACATGCAGGGCGCAGGCGGGTTCTGGCAATACCGCGTCCAGGTGGACAGCTATGGTGCCGACCGGCCGGCCGCGCGCCACCTGTCCCGCGCGGTCAGGCAAGAGATCAACGGGACGCGGGCCGGAGAAATCCGGCTGGTCCTGTTCGACAGCGAGCGAGAGCTGCTCGAGGCGGGCGCCGACGGCCGCCCGTTCCGCATCTCGCAGGATTACATTGTCACATGGAGGCCGGATCATGGCTGAACTTCCTTCGCAGGCCGAGGTCGCCTGGGATGACGAACTGTGGATCGGTCCCATCGGGACCGGAGGGACGGTCAGCGCATGGACCCAGATCTTCGGGATCGAGGAGCTGAACACGCCCGAGCGCACGCCGGACGACATCGACGTGACCCATATGCAGTCCCCCGGCCGCTCGCGCGAGACCATCCCCGGTCTGATGTCGGTCGCGGATTGGTCACAGGACCTGCAGTACTGGCCCACCCATGCGTCCCAGGTCCTGCTGGATGAGCTGGCGACCCTGACCGAAACCGGCGAGACCGAGGACGTTCTGGTCGAGTTCAACGTGGGCGGCATCCGGCGCACCTATCGCGGGTATGTCAACTCTTTCACCCCGCAGGCCTCGGTCGGTGAAAAGCGCATGGTCACGCTGTCGCTCAAGATCTTCGAACGTCGGGCGGCCAATCCCCGCCCCGTGACGCCGTAAGGAGGCTCGCCCATGGCTGATGTGACCGGTGCGCTGCACCATGACTTCAACGGCAAGACCTACAGGCTGCGCCTTACCTGGGGCGTCCTGGGTGCGCTCCAGGGCAAGCATGGCGACGATTTCCTTAACCGCCTCGAGGCGGAAGAAGGGAAGCTGCCGCCGTTCGGGCTGATGATCGACATCGCCGCGAAAGCTCTGGTGAAGGGTGAGGGGATCTCCGAGGCGGAGGCGCTGAACCTGGCCGACGACTTCCTGACCTCCGACCCGGAGCTGGTCGCGCGGCTGCTGGCCGCGGCCTTCCCGGACGTCGGGGGAAACGGCGGGGCGACGAGGAAGCGGAAACGCTGAACCTCGTCGCCGCGGCGCGTCACTACATCGGCGCGGGGCTCGATCCGGCCCGGTTCTGGGACATCACCCCGCGCCTCTACATCACCGAAATGGAAGGCGCGGCGCTCCGCCTGGAGCGCGAACGGGAAATGGTCTGGTGGGGCGCCATGCTGCCGCATCTGAAGAAAACGCCGGACCTGAAGACCTTCGTCGGACGCGTGGACGTCGCCAGGACACGCGCGGAGCGGGTCCGGCAGTTCCACGCGGCCTGGGACAAGATCGACCGGGCGTTGGGTCGGCGCAACTAAGGGGTTACGTCCATGGCCGCACAAGCAATCGGTTCGCTGTTCGTCTCCCTCGGGCTGGACAGCGCCGCGTTCACCGCAGGCATCAAGCAGGCGCAGGGCAAGGTTGCGCAGTTCGCAGCGAACCTGAACAAGCGGCTCGGGGCGCTCGGAAACCTGCCGGGGATCGGAAAGCTCCAGGCTGGCCTGACCGCCATGAGTGCTGGCGTCGCTGCGGCAGCGGGGGCCGCATCGGCCGCCGCCGTCGTCGCGCTTTCGGCCATGTCGGTATCGGCCATCAATACGGCCGCGGAGATCAAGAACCTCAGCCAGCTTGCCAATGCCACGCCGGAAGAATTCCAGAAGATGGCCTATGCCGCGGAGCAGGTGGGCATCTCGCAGGAGAAGTTCTCCGACATCCTGAAGGATGTGAACGACCGGGTGGGCGATTTCATCGCCACCGGCGGCGGGCCGATGAAGGACTTCTTCGAGCGCATCGCGCCCCAGGTGGGCGTGACCGCGCAGCAGTTCCGCAAGCTCTCCGGCCCACAGGCCTTGCAGCTTTACGTGTCCAGCCTCGAAAAGGCCAACGTCAACCAGCAGGACTTCACCTTCTTCATGGAGGCGATGGCATCGGACAGCACCGCGTTGCTGCCGATCCTGCGCAACAGCGGAAAGCTGGCCAACGAATATGCGGATCGCCTCGTGGCCCTTGGCGGGGTGATGAGCAACGATACGGTCGCCAGGCTCGCCTCGATGAAAACCGCGCTGCGCGAGGTCGGCGTGGTCATGACCGGCCTCAAGAATTCGCTCGGAGCGGCGTTCGCCCCCATCGTCGAGGCGCTGGCGCGCGGGTTCGTCTCGCTGTTCGAAGCCGGCGCGCCGCTTCGCGTGCTCTTCGACGGGATCGCTCGGGTGGTGTCCTGGCTCGCCAGCGTTCTGGGGTCTGTCATCACGATCATCGCGGCAGTGGTGCGCGGCATCTGGGATGTGGTCAGTGCCGGTGCCGCATGGCTTAACAGCACGACCGGAGTCGGTTCGGCCCTGAAGACGCTATGGGATCACACCATAGGCGGTGTTGGCCGCGTGCTGATCTGGTTTGCGAACCTGATCAAGGCCACGGGCGGCATCGGCGGGGCGTTCAGCGCGCTTGGCGACCTGGCCGGGTTGGTCTGGCAGGGCATTGGCGATAGCGCGGCTGCCATTCCACCGGCGCTTTGGGCTGTGTGGGATCTTGTGAAGGCGGACTTCCTGAAGCTGGTTCTCAGCCTGCAGCAGATCTGGGCCAACTTCCTTGACACCTTCCAGAGCGGCATTATCGCGATGGGCGGTTTCAGCGACGCCATCTTCGATGCCACATCTGCGGCACAGACTGCAATGGGCGAGACCCAGGACAGCATAGCCGCCCTTCAAGCCAGCGCCGGACAGAACGCGGCTCGCGCCGGGCAGATCATGTCGGACGCATTTGCTCCCGCCCGGGACAGGCTTGCGGAGCTGACCAGGACGACCCAAGAGGCTGCGGCCAGCCTTTCCGGCGCAGGCGGAGCTGGCGGAGAAGGTCTGTCGCAAGCCATGGACGGTGCCGGCAAGAAGGCGAAAGAGGCCAAGGAAAAGCTGACGCCGCTGCAAGAGGTGATGAAGCGGCTGCGGGAGGAATTCGAGAAGAAGTGGGCCACGGTCGGCATGACCGATCTAGAAGCCAAGATTTGGAGCGACCAGAAGGAAGCCGGGGTTTCCGCCGCATCGCAGGCGGGGAGGAGCATTGCTGCCCTGAACACACTCAACGATGCGATGGACCGCACCAAGGATGCGGTGCAGCGCGGCAAGGACGCGTTCGGCGACTTTTTCGGCAGCATCCTTGATGGCGTGGACAGTGCCAAGGCCGCCCTGGGCAATCTTCTCATGCAGATCGCCAAGGTGCAGTTCGCCAAGGCCGCGCTCGGCCTTCTTGGCAGCACGTCCTGGGGCGCGAAACTAATCAGCGGCGTCGGTGGCTTGCTCGGTGAAAACGCCAACGGCACCAGCAACTGGCGCGGCGGCTTAACGAAGATCAATGAGCGTGGCGGCGAGATCGTCGACCTGCCGTCTGGAACGCGGATCATCCCGCACGATGTCTCAAAGCGGATGGTCGAGGATACCGGGACCCCCGGCGGCGGCCACGTCTCCATCGGCTTCGACCGGTCGACCGGATCTCTTACCGCCACGATGTATGACGTGGCTGGCAATGTCGTGGCCCAAGCCTCCCCCTCGATCCAGCGCGGCGCGGTGCAGCAGACCATCCGGCAAAACCGCAAGTCGAAGTCGAGGTTTGCCTGATGCCGATCAGTGTTTTTCCGTGGCCACCGGTGGGGGCGATCGGGGCGGAGTGGACCGAGAATGCCCCGGTCGCGCGCCTGCGCTCGGCCCTGACCGGCCGGGACCAGATGCAGGCATCGCAGCGCAAGCGCCGCCTCGCGACGGTCCAGGTCTCGGCGCTGGCGCGGGGCCGCGTGGGCGCGGGCTACAGCGAGATGCTCAAGCAGATGCTGGAGGGCGGCATCCATGCCGTCCGCCTGAAGTCCTCGCCCATCAACTGGTATCTGGACGAGATCCAGCGCCAAGGACTGGGAACGGACGCCCAGCCGCTTGCCTGGCGCACCGGGGCCAACCCGCTGGCCTGGCGCACGGCGGGCGGTCAGCCCCTGCTGTGGTTCACCGGCACGGTCGCCCGCGGCGGCGCGGTGACGGCGGCCGGGATCTACTGGTCCATGCCGGTGACCGGGCTGCCGCCCAACACGACGGTCGCGCGCCCCGGGGATTTCATCCGGATCTTCGACATCGCGGACCCGAGCGTGTTCGAGGTCGCGCGCGTCCTGCGGCCGGCAACCACCGACGCGGCCGGCGCGGTGACGCTCAAGATCGACCGGCAGCCGACCATCGCCAACAAGGGCGTGGACATGGCCGGCCAGGACGAGGGCGTGTTTCGGGTGGATGGGGCGCTGCCCCGGGCGGTTCAGACCATCGGCGGGGATTGGTCCTACACCTGGTCCTTCCGTGAGGTCTTTGCCGACGAGGTCGGGGGCTTTATCGAGAGGACCGGCGTATGGATCTGATCCGCAACACCCCAGCGGCTCTGCTGACGGCCCTGTCGGGGCCGTTTTGCTTTCCCGTTGTTCTGGTCGACCTGGACTGGCCCGACGGGCGCGTGCGGGCGCATAGCGGCGAGGGCGACTTGACCTTCGGCGGTGCGACCTTCGTCGGCGCCGGAAAGTTCGGGTCCGTCACACTGCCCGGCGAAGGCATGGACGGCGTGCCCGAGGAGTTCAGCCTCTCGTTCACCTGCGACCTGGAGGAGTTGGCGGCTTACGCCGATACCGTGATCCGCGGTCGGCAAGGGGTCATCTACCTCGGTGCGACGACCAGCCAGTGCGGCAATGACCTGATCGGCGCGGTCGACATCATGTCGGGCACCTGCGACGGCC